TATGATCAAAGGCGGATTGAATGCTGATGGTACTGTACCTGTAACAGAGATTTGGAGAAACTTTGACAATGATCCTAACAATCCATCAGTACCTAGTATTGAAGGATTAGTAGCTACAATGGGTAAAGCAGGAGCAAGAGAAGCATTTGAAAATGGTACTCTTACTAGAACTTTCATTACAAATATGGAAGCTGCTCACTTATCAAAAATTGCTACAGATATTGAAACTTACCTAATGTGGGGTAAAGGTGGTAGAATTAAGCAAGACGGACCGGATGACATTAGATTATCTGTTGGTTTATGGTCTCAGTTAGACAACTCATTTAAAAGAGTTTATAACAAGTCTTCTTTCACTCTTGACATGTTCAAGTCTGAATTATATAACTTCTACCAAGGAAAGGTTGAATTTAAAGGACCAGACCCACAGAGATCACTTGTTGTACAAACAGGTATTGGTGGTATGCAGTTAATTAATAAAGCTATTGCTGATGAAGTATATGGCTCAGGTTTAGTTCAGAATGCTTCACAGATTGGTGCAGTAACTGGCCAAGGAATGGATTTAGATTATGGTTTTGCTTACACAAGCTTTACTATTCCTTTCTTAGCTAACGTTAAGTTTGTACTTAATCCAGCATTTGATAACTTAAATACTAATGACATTGAGAATCCATTAATTGATGGAAGACCATTAAGTTCATTTAGCTTTATTATATTTGACGTTACTGATGAAGGTAATGATAACATTCACTTGTTAAAATTATCTTGGGATAATCAACTGAAGTGGTTCTACCAAAATGGTACTATGGACTATATGGGAAGAACTCAAGGTTTTGCATCTACTGGTAACTTCAATGGATACAGAGTATATATGACTCAAACCATGCCAGCTGTATGGGTTAAAGATCCGACTAAAGTTCTTAAAATTGTTATGAGAAACCCAGTTACTGGAGGATCATTCTAAGAATTGTAATCAAAAGGGGAGGTGGGTTAAACCTCCTCCCTTTTTATTTTTTAACCTTTAAAAAACAAGTATCATGGGAGCACCAAAACAACTAGCAGTTTTAAAATCACAGTTTGAGAGCCCGGCATATGAAGGGGTGTCAAGAGCAGAGACAGGTAATGCAAGATTACTTCATGTAAATTTAGTTAGATCTTGGATACGTGATATTGCTGACTCAGATTCTTATGCAGATAATGCAGCAGCAAAAGCAGCTGGATTAAAAAAAGGAGATCTCTATCATACTGCAGGTATTTTAAAGATTGTAATTGACTAGAGTCAAAAAACTTTAGCAAGGGTAAAACCTTGCTTTAGAAATTAGTAATAATAAATTGTACATAATTATGTACTTTTGACTTGAAAATGATTATTAATTTAAAACCAATTTAAAATGAATGAAGTGAAAGACTACACTATTGTAGAAAAATACCAACAGCGTAAAAATCAAACTGTTGCTATACGCCCTTATTTTAATCCTAATAAAGAAAATATGGGATTAGAAAAATATGGACTTGCAATGCATGATGGAGTATATCATGAAGAGTCCTTAGCATGTTTAGAAATAAACGGAGTAAAAAGATATGTGACTGGCTTAAATGAATTTGCACCAGAAGTAAAAGCACTCCCACCTAAAGAAAGAAAAATCAAAGTAAAAGAGATTAGAAAAGTAGTTGCAGAACTAGAAGCTTCTCTAGGTGCTAATGTAGTTGATCCAGAAGATAAAGACTTTTGGAACAATCTTACTATAATGAGTCCTAACAATGATAAGTTTTGGGACAAGATTAGTATTAGATGTGGTAATGACCCTGTATTTTTAGATCCAGAATTAGATCCTTATGATTTAATTAAGTTGTATGCTATTAAAGCTGGTGGTTTCTCAATTGTAGCAAAGTCACTTAAAGAAGCAAAAAGAAATGCTAAGAATGTAAAGTTTTATTTAGATACACCTAGTGAAACTATGGAAACTAGAACTGAAGTAACTAAGATAAGAAACAAAGCATTAGTAGAGCTTCAAAATATGTATGATAAAAATGCAGTGAAGTTAATGTATGTATCTAAAATATGTGATACAAATAGCTCACAATACACTAAGTCAACGCCAAATGATATCATGTATGAAAACATGAATGATTATATCACTGGTAATGGTGCTGAGTCAAATAAAAAGAAAGCAGCACAAAACTTCTTAGATGTTGCAACATTATCTATGGAAGAAATAAAAATTAGAGCATTAATAAAAGATGCACTATTCTATAGATTTATTGCAACAAAAGCAGGAGGTTGGATTGAGCCATTAGATAGTGGAGTTAGATTAGGTAAGAGACCATCTGAGTGTTTAGAGTTCTTAATGGACCCTGAAAATGAAGAGGTTATGTTATCAATACTTGAAAAAGTTGAACCGTATTGGGCACAATAAAATTGAAACATGGAGAATAATACACTACTACTAAAATTAAAACAAAGGTTGAATAAACTTGATAGTCAAGATTTTGATAATATTGAATGTTGGCAATTTCTTGAGGCATTTAATAAAGCTCAAGTAGAATGGTGTAGGAGAAACCTTCATGGTGGAAATATGTATAAAGAAGGTGATGAGTTATCTAAAAGAAGAATAGATGATTTACAACCTTTATTGATAGAATTATCTTTAACTGGTAATGTATTTGATGATTATTTTGAATCAGATAATTTTCCAGTAGACACTTTTTTAGAATTTAAAAAGGTTACAACAAAAGCAAAAGATGATTGTTGTACTCCAAGATCAATGACAGTATATTTAGCTGAAGAAGCTAATGTGCCTTTGATCATGAGAGATCCCTTGAAGAATCCAGATTTTGATTGGGGTGAAACATTCTGTACAATGCTTAATAATACAATAAGAATATACAGGAGAAACTTTGATATAGTAGATCCTGTATTAACTTATTACAGACAACCAACTTTAGTTGAAAGAGAAGGTTGTGTTAATCCTTATACAGGAGTTATAAGTGCTTTTGATGTAGAATGTGAATTTAAAGATGATTTAGTAGAAGTAATTCTTGATGATGCTGCTGCATTGATTGCAGGTGATATAGAAAATATATATCAGCAACAAAGAGGTTTACAGGCTGCAGAAAGAAACAATTAAAAAATTATGTAGTATATGAAGAAATTTGTATATTATATATATAGGGAAAATCCCTAATTATTTATTTATTTATTTATTTATTAAAAACTAGAAATTATGGCTTATTTTAATCATTCATTTGTAAAGACGTTCATTGCTGATAGTACAGAACTAGAAGCAAACGTTGCTACAAGTGCTTTGGCTGCTGGAAAGCTGGCTTTAGTTGATGGTAGTGACTGGAAATCTGTTGCCCTTGCGGGTGGTGCAGCTGTTCCAGCTATTGGAGCAGGAGACCTTGGATATATTGTACAAGGTTCTTTTTACTCTAAAGACACTATTGGAAACAATCCAGGACACGGTGGTTACAAAGAATCAGTAAAATCTAAAGGTATCAATCCAAGATACATTAGTAGAATCTGGAAGTCTAACTGTTTAACTGCATCACAAGCAACAGCTAAGTTATGTTTAGCTTCTGACTGTGCTCCATGTGGTAAAACACAATTCATGAGAATTGATGTAAAAGGATCTCCAGCATTAAGATTTTTAAATCACAATGCATATGCAATTGGTGACTCAGCTAATGTATGTTGCATTGATGGGCAAGAATATATTGACCCAACATTAGTAGCTGCGGCTATGGCAGAAATGGTATTGGCAGATCCAATCATCAAACCATTTGTTGCTGAAGGTGGCGTAGGTGCTGTATCAACAAACTCATTAAGTGCAGCTGGCTCAGGCTATTCTGCAGGAGATGGTGTTGCAACTTCAGGTAGTGCTACAGGAAGTGGCTTTAAAGTTAATATCTTAACTGTAACAGGTTCTGGCGGACTTGCAACTTACTCAGTTGCTGACGTAGGAGCAGGATATGCAGTTGGTGATGTTCTTGATGTTGATGGTGGTTCAGGAGGTAAAATTTTAGTTGATGCTGTTAGTGAAGGTGGTGTAGTAGTATCAGTTGTTACAAGTGGACAAACTGTACAAGCTGCTTACAGCATTGAGCAAGCATTAGGAAAAGCAAGTTCAGGAAACTATACTCCTTCTACTGATCCTCATGGTGCATCAAAAGTATCTGTATGTATTAACTTCAAAGGTGCATATGTAGACACTGTATTTGGTAACTGTTCATTTGATACTAGAGATCATTTCAATGCAGAGCCAGTAGAAATTGAGTTATCTTTACTTGATGAAACTGGTAATCCATGTAATGATTGTGGTGTAGCATCACATACTCCAGGATCAATGCAACAAACGCAAGGTGAAGAAGTAATTAGAGAACTAATTATGTCTGAAAGATACAGACAAAGCCCTTACAATCAAGGTAACAGAGACAGTGCTAGAATCAGAGAGATTGAATTATCTGATGAACTTCTAGCTGCAATAGATAGATCAGCTACTTATAGAGGATACTATGTATTACACTCAGTTCCAAGATTCAATAACCCAACAGGTGTATTTGACAATGATCAGTACTTATACAAAATTTATGTAAAGTGTTCTGACGCAGCAGCTCAAACTGCAGTTGAAAAATTACTTGTAGGATTAGCTAATTGGGCAAGTGATAATGGAAATAAACTTTCAGTTGAGACCAACGCTGTTTGGTAAAAACTGACTATTAGTCCAAAATTAGAGAGCAGGGGAGAAATCTCCTGCTCTTTTATTTTTTATATGTTTTATTTTTTTTGTATATTATTAATATAGTATCTATAAAATATTCAGAAATGGCAGACAGACATATATTAAGCTTAGAAATACCAACAGTATCTAATTGTAATTTACTTTGTATAAAGGATACAAGTCAGTATTCAAAAGACTTAGCAGTAGACTGTGAAGAATTGTTAATTACTTTACCAGGATACTCTGTACCCGTTTTGATAAAAGTTGATAAGGATTTTGATATGTGCTTGACAGCATGTACACTTGCTCTGCAGAAAGAAAATTGTGGATCAAAGCAAGAAAATATACCAGATGGTATATATATCATAAGATACAGTGTATCACCAAATTCTAAGGTATACGTAGAATACAATCATCTAAGAGTTACAAAGCTGCTTACATCATACTATGAAGTATTATGTGATTTAGATGTACAACCTTGTCAACCAGACTCAGAGAAATCTGATTTACTTGCAGAGATGCATTATATTAAAACAATGATAGATGCAGCAGTTTCTAATGCAGAATATTGTTCATCATCAGCTCAAGCTATGCAAATATATAATTATGCAAAGCAAAGGCTTAATAAAATTACTTGTCCAACAGGAGACTGTGGATCAAGTAAACAAGGAAAGTATTATGTATAAACCAATGAATTATGAATAACTGTTCAATATGTGGAAAAAGATTTACTTGTGGTTGTCAAAAAACATATGATGATGCTGGGAGACCAATATGTAAAAACTCAGCAGCATGTAGTAACAACCCAAATAATAATACAGCAGGAACTAGAGATTTATCATTAGAACTTGCTAAACAAAAAATAGTGGATATAAAAAATGGCTAAAGCAAGGCAAATATCAAACGCAGACTACATCAAGCAAATTGATTTAGAAAAGCGTATCAAAACTGAACAAACATTTGCTAATCAAGCTTATGCTGATTTTAAAAGTAAAAAGTTTGGTATTGCATCTTGTTGCTATACAGATTTTTTAGGTGCACTATTGAAAAAAGAATTATGTGATTGGATAAATAGTAAAAGTGACAAGATAGTTGCTAGTACTGATATAGAAGGAGTTTTTGTGGAACCATTAGCTAGAATAAATGTTAGAGCTAGTATTTCATGTCCAGAGGTTCCTTCTAATGTATGTACAGTATTTGACTTGGAAGGTTTACTAGTAGATGAATCTACATTCACAAAATGCTTTACTACAGCAGCTAATGTGTGGAATATAACTCACAATCTGGGTAAGTTTCCATCTGTTACTATTGTAGATACAGAGAATGTGATTGTGGTTGGTGAAGTAGATTATATATCTAGCAATCAAATTAGAGTGTCATTTAGTAGACCTTTGGCAGGATGTGCATTCTTAAATTAAATTAATTGGAACAATAAAAATTAAATAAAATGGCAATACAATTTCTTTCGGGTCTGAATGTTGATGGTAATATTACTTTAGAAAATTCAGCTCAATTAAAGGCGGCTAGGATAGATAACTTGAGCTCAGACCCAAGTGGAAGTTTAGGCCGTATATACTATAACACTACATCTAATAAGTTAAGATTATATAATGGTGGATGGGTAGACATAGATACAGGAACAGATGGTGATACAACATATGACTTAGCTGTGCCTGGTTCTACAACTAAAATAAGATTATCAGGATCTGATGGTACTAATGATGATGTAGAAATAGCAGGTTCTGGTTTAATTACTGTTACTAGAACTAATAGTGCTAAATTAACAATAAGCACTACTGCTACAGCTAACGCAGGTACAGTAACATCTGTATCTGGTGGTGATGGTATTTCTATTTCAGGATCATCTACTGTAAGTCCAACAGTTAATATTGACTATTCAGGAACAGACAATGCAATTTTAACTGCTAGTTCTGCAACACCTGCTGCTGCTGACACACTATGGTTCTCTGATGCAACTGATAACACAATTAAAAAAGCTCTTATCTCAGCAATGCCTGGGTTTGGAGCTGATGGTACTGTAACAAGTGTTACTGCAGGAACTGGTTTAGTATTAGAAAGTGGATCTTCTACAGTAAATCCAACAATTGGATTAGATTATGCAGGTGCAGATAACTTTATAAATGAAGCAAGTAATGGTACAGGTGTAACAGTAGCATCTTCAGACAGAGTAGTAATATCTGATATAACAGATAATAATGTAAAGTATGTAACTATATCACAACTTACTTCTGCAGTTGGTGGAGGTACGGTAACGTCTGTTCAAGGTTCTGGTGGTACAACTGGTTTATCAGTAAGTGGTGGACCAATCACTTCAAGTGGTACATTAACATTAGGAGGTACACTTATCACATCACATGGTGGTACTGGATTAACTTCTTACTCTGCAGGTGATATATTATTCTATAGATCAGGTACTACACTTGAAAGATTAGCTATAGGTGCTCAAGGTAAAGTATTAAAAGTAGATTCAAATGGATTCCCAGAATGGGCTGATGATACTAATACAGGACTTACAAGTGTTGGTATTACAGAAACAGGTAGTGCACTTACAATTACTAATAGTCCATTAACATCTAATGGTAATATTAATATAGCAGGTGCAGGTACAGCATCACAAGTAATTTTAGGTAACTTAACACTTGCTACTTTACCAGTAGATGGTGTAACAAGTGTAGCTACTGGCAATGGATTAACAGGTGGCACAATAACAGGAAGTGGTACTGTAAGTGTAGATTATTCATCTAGTGGTATTATTGCTGATGCAACTGGTGCAAGTGGTAATGTAGAATCAGATGATGAAATTTTAATTGGAGATGATAGTGCAAGTGGTGCAGTAAGAAGGGCAGCTATAGTTGATATTCCACTACAAGTATTAGGAGTACCAACTAATAACGTATCTATGGGCAGTAATAAAATTACTTCTCTT